ATGCTGTCCATTGCGGGCAAGACATCCGGCCGATGCCAGCGCGCCATCGCCGCCTCTACCCACGCGGTCGGAATCACCTGCCAGGGGTCGTCCGAGATGCCGGCGGAAAAATCACCGTGCAACATCTGTGAGCGCAGCGGCTCCGGCAACGCCTGCAAGGTCGCCATGTAGCCGGTATTGAGCAAATAAGGATTGTCGGTAACGCGCGCGGAAATAAACGTGCGCGCGAGCGGGCGCACTACTGCCTCGCCCTCATGCCCGGCGATGTCGTAGCACGGCTTGCCGTCCACAATCACAAACGGGTCGCCGCTATCCAGCCACACATCCTTGCCCGCAATCGTCGCGCAGTAGCGCGACTCGCCATCCTGCGCAGGATTGGGAAACTTGCGGTCAAGCCACGGTGCGAAAAAATCCACAATCCAACGCCCTTCCTGCGTGGTCGGCGGGTTGAACGTCAAAAGCGCCTGGCACTTCTGATTCGGGTCGGTACTGCGCAGCCAGCCGAGCAGGGCGCGCACCTGCGATTCCAAAAAATTTGCCGCCTCGTCAAACACCAACAAATCATGTGGCCGCCCCTGATACTTGTTCCAGTCGTCGAGATTCGGGGTTGAACCAAACTCAATCTGCCGCCCGTCCGCCATCCGCCAAATCTTCTCCGCGCCGTTGTAGCCGTCACTGTTACCGACAATCCCTTTCAGCTCGTCAATAATCCCGGTGAGCTGCGTCGCCTCGCGGCGCAGAATCAAAACCTTGCGATGCTGCGTCAGCGCCTTGCCACAAGCCAAAGCACTCTTGCCGCCCCCGGCGGCTCCTCCATAACCGATAATATCGGCCTGCGAGGTGTACGCCATCGCCTGCTTGCCCGGCAACGGTGTCCACAACGGCGCAACCGCCAAACAACGCCCCAACTCGCGCCGCTCCTCATCGGTCAAATAAGGCAACAGCGCCTCCACCTCATGCGCCAGCATCCGCAGCCCTCCGCGCCTGCGCAATCGCGAGCAATCCCGCCACCTTGTCCGGTGCCTCGCGTGGGTCAATCTCCGGTGCGCTGTTGTTAATCTGGATTGCAGTATCCGGCACTTTCCCTAAGCGCGCCTCGCGCTGGATACGCAGCGTCTCCATAATCGCCTTCGCGTCCGTCGCCTTATCTGTTGTCGCCAGCAGCAACATCACATGTTGGCGCACCGCCTCCATATCCGCATCATTTTGCAGGCGGAATGCCACATCATCCCGCACTACCGCATCAAACACCGCGCGTTCAGTTGCACTTAACCTCTGTTCAGTTTCCTGTTCAATACGCGCCAACTGCATGATTGCCTTTGACTTATCGGCAACCGCCTGTTCAGTTTTGCCTGCCTGCCAGCCGTCCGCCTTGGCGCGCATCGATACCGCAGACTTTGCACAACCATACTGGCGCGCAATCTCCGTTACCGACAACCCACGGATTTCATAATCCGCGCGTGCCATCGCCCACTGCTCTGCTGACAGACGCGCCATTACTTGCCGCCTCCCTGCGCGCGAATCAACTCGTCAATCTTGTCGCTCAACTTGGCAAACTGCTGGCGCATCTCGGCACGGTCAGAATCCATGCGCAGCTTGATTTCCTGCAAGGCCTCCTTGCGCGCCTGCCGCTCTGCCTCAATCGACTTCTCCAGCGACTGCTGATTAAGCTCAATGCGCGCATCCTGCAAAGCATTTTGCGTACTCATGCCATTCCAGGCAGCTGCCCATGACAACACTACGATGACGCCGGTAACAACCGTATTCCAGCTGATTTTGTTCTCAAAAACCATCTCTACTCCTCTACGCATAACGACCGCAATTGCCCGATGTGTTCCTTCAATCTCAACTCGCGCTCAACCAAATCCCGGTAGGCGTCGTCCGACAACGTCGCCAAATCCGTGCCCTTAACCACGGGCAGGGCTGGCATCGGCGGGCAGGGCGCAGGTGGCAAAGGTACAAACTCCGTCCGCGCACAGCCCGCCGCGCCAAAAACAAAAACGGCGGCCAAAGCCACCGTCTTACTTCTCGAAATAATCACGTCGCCCCTCCCGGATAGCCTTCTCGGCTTCCTCGCGCTCCCGCTTGGACGCAACCGCCGCCTGATTGGCGCGCTCCGCCCGTGCCTTGAGGCCGTCGGCAATCGCCTGCAAACGTGAGCGCTCGCGCCGCTCCATCTCCGCATTGAGGCGGGCATTGCGTGCGCGCAGCACATTGACCGCAACCGCGAGGGCGACGACAACGCCAGCCAGCGCATACAGCGCCCAGGACTTAATCCGTTGCACGGCTGCGCTCCCAAATGATGTACACCAGCGCGGCAGCGACGATCACCAAACCGATCCAGCCCGCATAGCGTGCAAAATCGACAAACTCCTGCGCCGGCCGTGCCGCCTCCATCGCTTCCGGGAGCGCGGCAAACGCCGTACTGACCAGACCGACCGCAGCGCCCTTGCTGCGCGGCGACTCCTTGATGGAGCCAATGAGCGACAGCTCGCCGTCGCATTTTTGATTGCGCCCATCCGCCACACACATCTTGTTAGCAGGCACATGACCGGCAGCCATGCGCAGCGCATCGGCTTTAACCTCTGCCACGCGCCGCCCCCAGCCTTTGCCGTATCGCTTCCACTTTTTGGTGGATTGCATAAATCGCAGACGGTTATCGCACAGGCGCAAAATCAACTGCTCGACGCCATACTGGGCGACATAATCCTCCACCGCCTGCAACGTCTGCACACCGATGACGCCATCAGTACGCTGGCCGACAATCGCCTGCAAAAACTTGGATGCCCGTTTGGTGCCGCTGTTGACCGCAAAGTCGAAGACGGCATAATCCAGACCGGCGGGCAGGTGGTCGTAGCGGATGACATTGGCGTACTGCACCCGGTAAATATCATGTACCTCCTGCATGGAGATATCCTTGACGCTCTGCTCCGACAATCCCTTGCGCTTGCGATAGGCATTGTAAGTGCGCCAGGTGATACCGTAATTCGTCTCGCCGCCGCTATCGTGCGGGTCATTGACGTAGCCGCCCTCGTCTGCGATCAGCAGGGCAAGGGCTTTGTCGTAGGTGTCTCTCATCGTTCATCCACCAAAGCAAGCCGTTGATTCAGCACATCGAGATAAGCGCGCATATGCGGTAACTGCGCCACCAACAGGGCATGATGTGCCTCGCCACTTTGGCAGGTCTTCCCGGAATCAAGGAAGGCGGCGAGCTTGTCCACCTTCGCGGCGAGTTCATCGCGCTCCGCGCGCAGGCGGTCAAGCCAGTCGCCAGCAGGTGCAGTTGCCTTGACGTGATAGCCTTCCAACTGCCACAGCTTTTCAAAGGCATTGTCGTAGGCGATTTCCTGCCCCGTTTGCTTGTCAAAATTATCAAACGAGAGACAAGCAGACTCGCCCGTAACCACAAACCCGCTGCGCAACGTCAGCGCGCAAATCGTAACGGTCGTGCCGTCCAAGCGGTGATAGCTCACGTCGGCGATGAGGTTTTCAAGGTGTTCTTTGGTTAGCTTCATGGTTGCCTCCGGGCAATAAAAAAGCCCGCGTGTTGCGGGCGGAAGTCCGATGCTTGCGCAGAGCGGGGACAACAAAAAGCCCGCACACGGCGGGCTTTTCGCTTTAATAAACTACTAAATCGCAGTCTATCTATTTTAGTTTCAATTCGCGCCCCGAAGGGCGAATATTAGGTTGTAATTGCAGAAATCCCAACCTAATGGATTTAGTATAGTTTTGGTACGCACCAATGTCAAGAGTTTGGCACATCCGCATCGCGCATTGCCACCTTGCCGATATTGCCACGGATGGCATCAATACGTTCGCCACGGGCGCGCAGCATCAAATCTAGCTCCGCCCATACGCCAAAGGGAACATTTCCCCCGTTCAGCCATTGCCGGATTCTCGCCGGGGAGGACAGATCCAGCGCCTCCGCCATTTTGGTTTGCCAATGCTCACCCCACAACACGCCGCCAATCTCGGCAAGGCTATCCGCTGTGAGGTTCTGTTGCTTATCCCGCAGGGCAGCATATTGATAAAAACCGTTCCAAAACGCCCCGCGCGTTCCTTCCGGGACGGGATTACTTTCATCCATTTCGGCGGGCAGTTTCGCCATGAGGCGGGCGATTTCGTCCTGGTCAGCTTTGCGCCATTCCGTTGTTTGGCTCGCCATGCCGATACCCTTGGTCGGATAGGCCAGCAGATAGCTCAAAACATTCGGCGGCACTTCGCCGTCTTGCCAAACACACCGGACCAGTTGGCCAAGAGCGTACATTTCTTTCTCGGTAACTTGTGTCATTGCATCTTACCTTTTGCTTGCTTAATAATCCATGCAACGTCAAAGTCTTCGTCGCGGTTATCAATCCACCACTTTGCGCTGCTATGCGAGCGCAGCTCATCCAGTACAGATTCGACAGCTGCAATTTGTTTAAGATTGATTTCAGAGGTGTTGGTATTTGCTGCAATTTTGGCACGCATTTCGTTGATGGCGAATGCAGCCTTAGCGCGAATATCGATCGCCCAGGCGATTTGCTTTTCGCTTCCGGTCAGTTCTGGGAGATTCGCATCTTCGCTAGCTTTTGCGGCTTTTTCTGCTTCGGCTTGTTTGTAGCAATCATAGCAGAGGCGAGATTCAAGCCACGCTGCTTTCTTCTCACGTTCGCCGTGGACATTGGTGCCGTAGATTTGGTGTTCTACCGTGTGACCGCATGAGTGGGTGATTTTGTATATGGACATTGTCGTCTCCTGTTTAGACTTACTGGACGCCGCCCCTGTGGGCTTGCGCATGGATTTGAGGTATCGGTTTGTGTTCCGATGGGTGCATATTACCGCCTAGACGGTAACGGGTCAAGAATTATTTTTCGCTTCCTGCAAATTATCTAACATCTCGTTGATTATCCTTAGTTTTTCCGCATCAGTCCGCCCGCCAGTTGCGTCCATGTGCGCGAGGAAGGCGTCCATGATTTCCGTTGGTGCCTGCAACATCTTGCGTTTGATACGCCCCTCTGCGATGGCGCGGGCGAGCGATTCCCGTGCCGATTGTCGCCGCAGCTTGCGGCTATGTTCGGTTTTTGCGTTTGCCATAACAAACCTTACTGAATTGAAGAAGGTTTATCATCGTTTATAACCAGTTTGGAATCAGACGTGGCAACCTCCATCAGAGCGTAACCAAGAGTACTAAGCGCTTCATTATTACTGAAACCTTCTCTTATTTTTCTATTTCTTTCATCAAACTTTTCTACATGCCACCAATCATTACCATCAATGGGAGCAAAATTTTGAAGCAAGAAAAATTCCCTGATAACTCTTGCTTGTGTCGCGTTGAAATATGAATAAAACGGCGTGCCGTCTTCAGAAAGTGTCGTAATCCTGATATTTTTAAAGTCAAATATCTCATCAGGCCTAATACCATCCAATGTCTTTTTATCAATATCAAAATAAGTGTGTTGATGTTCTATTGTCAAGGCAGGGAATCTGTATATATTCATGTTTTCACCAAACGTAAGAAATTTGACGACATTCTACCGCACAATGGCCCCATCCAGGAACGCATGACCAGCCAGCAAACTGCGATACATCGCCGTAACACTCGTGCCGCATTGTCGCGCTGCTGCCTGCTTGTTGGACACCCCATCATGATAACGCACCATGACGGCCTGATACGCATCGGGATACTTAACCTTGAGCGCAGAGAGCGCCTGATTGACTGCCTCCGCCTCATCATCGGACAGCGGCGCGACGTCATCGGCGTCCGGCGTGGACTGCGCCAGCTTGCCCAGATTGCAACGCGCGCTCTGTGGCGTGCCATTACGCAGCAAATTCCAGCGGCGCCAACGGAGCATGTGATACTCAATGCTCATCCAATCACCTCAATACGTACCTCGCAGGCGGCTGTGTCGCGTACCTCGCCGCGCAGGACAAAGAGGCGGTCGATTTGCCCGTCGTTGCCATAGACGCCCGCCTTTTCGAGGGCGTCTAGACACGCTTTGGCGCGGTTGTCCACATCATAGGGGCGGCGGCTGTTGGCATGCAGCGTCAGCGTGACGGCGAGGCGCTGATGCGGATACAGCACCACCGGCGACTTGCAACGGCGCAACACCTCGGCGCGGTACGCCTTGCCCTCGGCGCTGATGTAAGTGCCATTGCGCCCGTGTCGCCAGTAATGATTGACCGACGGCGGCATCGGCAAAGTAACCACAAAGCTCATAAGCCCTCTCCCAACCGCTGTTTCTCGGCGGGCGACAGCAGCGCAAACAGCCGTGACTGCGTGCGCAGCACCGCCTCATAGACGGCGGCGCGGACAAAATCCCGCTCCAGATCGGATGACGCGCGCCCGTCGAGGACATCGTGGCAGGCGCTGCACAACCACGCACAATGCAGGTCGTGCGGCTTGCCGCCCATGATGCCCATGCCGGGGAGCGACACATGCGCCGCCACCGTGGTTTCCGGGTTGTGGTTACAGACACCTGGGAGCATCGCGGTACATTGCTGCCCGCGCGCCTTGTCGAGTAGCCATTGCAGGCGATTTTTGCGGATACTCATTATCGATACTCCTGCAAAATCACGTCAATCGCCATAATCACAAAAACCGTATCTATGGGCTTCTTCGCATTGGCACCGCGCAAAAACCCGTCGCATAAATTCACATAGTGAATATGCAAAATTTCCATTGCCTCCTGCTCTGAAAACTCGAGGGGATAGCGCGAACGGCTTTTGCGCCAATTCCGCATTTTCCTTCTCAGTGCTTTCAGCGCATCGGGCGACAAACCTTTATTCATCGTCCCCTCCAAACCAAATCCTCATAGCCGCAGGCATACGGGTCAGGGATAAACACCTGCAACGATTCCGCCGCCCAGCGCCGGATGTTTTCGACATAATCGTTAAATTCCTGCCGGTTCAATTTCGCGGTGGATTTCGTGATGCGCATCCCGCCACCAATCCCCAAATCTACCGGCGGCAAGAATTGCACCTTGCAAAACTCATGCACGATTTCCGTCACCGCAATACCGCGCCCGTGCAATAACCGCTCCGTCTCCTCATTGACGAAATAGCCGGGGTCGTTGTCCACCAAATGCTTGTACACCACGCCCCAGAGATAGCGGTTTTGCCGCTTCGTGCGCTGTTTCTCCTCCGGCTCAATGCGCACCACCAGGATTACATCGCCATCAATAGCCGCCGCCTGCACGGCGCGCATCGCGTTACCGCGCACCTGCTCATTCACCAGCCGAAACTGCTGTCCGTTCATTTCTCCCTCCGCAAAAGCCGCTCGATAAACCTGAAAATCTCGTCAATCTGCGCCGCCGGCTGCTTGCTCTTGCGCAGCATCATCAGCACCTGCCGATCGTGCTTGCGCTCGCATTGCGACTCCAGCGCCCGGCACATTTGCGGGACGATGGCCGGGTTGAGCCAGCGGGCGAGGCAGATGTTAAGCACCTGGTCGATGTACCAGGCGTCGTAGCCGTCGCTGACTGGCTTAACCATGCAACCCTCCCGCGTAAGTCACCGCCTCTGCCCGCGTATCAAAATCGGCCAGCCAGCACCAGCAGCCGTCCTGCTCCCGGCGATAGACGCTCCAGAACTCCGGCGCATCCGACGGCTCAACATGGCCGTCGCGCAGCACATTGCCGCGAATATCCAGCTCAATACCCATTGCGCCACCTCGCCAGCCCGGCATCCGGGTACGCCTCGTCGCCCTCGGCAAAACGTGGCGTGACCTTGCGCCCCAAAAAGCGCTCCTCGACCCACGCGGCGCGGTACCAATCGCCATCACGCCAGACGAAGCCGTAATCGCGTCCGCCATGATTGGCGACCTTGACCCATACCTGTGAGCCGTCATGCTCAACCCGTATCGCCTCCGGTGCCGGTTTTTCTAAAACCGCTTCAATCGCTTTCTGCAGCGCGATATTTTGCGGGGAAGACAATAGATGCGCCCCGGATGCGTTCGCGGGCGACGCGGTTGCCTTGGAGGCAATCTGCGCCTTTTTCGCCGCGCGCAAGGCGTCCAGATAGCGGCACCATGACGCCCGCTTGCGCTCCCAATGCTCCGGCCTGGCACGCGACACGCCGCAGCTTTCCAGCGATGCCACCACGCTGGGCGGCGCGCCGTGTGCCACCAGCGCCTTGCGCGGAATACCCGCCGCCTCGCGGATACGCCGCAACATCGCGCCGGTCATGCGGGCACCTCCATCCCAAGCCGACGTAGCCCGCCGCCCTCGCTATCGCGGCGCATATCGCGCAACACCCCGCCGACCACATCCGGCGCGGCCTGCATCGGCTGCACCGCCAGGCGCGGCCTCTCCCTCCCCGCCCGCCGCCCCACCCACC